GTACTATTGTTGTGCTATTGATTGGATATGCGGCTTACCGCTATATTAAAAAGAAAACTAAGTAGTTTTATCTTCTTTTTGTGAATCACCAGGAATAATTCTATAATTATCTTCCACGCTGTCTGGTGTACTTACTTCTGTAAGACTAGAGTTATCTTCTAATGCTTCTAATTGATGTGGCATCAATGGAGGATTACGCCAAACATCTCCTGGTCCTAATTCTTTTGTAAACATTACTGCTTTTGCTGTATCTACATAACGAAGTAAAAATTTACCATTGTTAATAAACCAAGTTTCATCTTTTTCTTTGTGAAAATGCATTGAAAACTTTGCACCTTTCTTTTCAAAGAAAAGTATTTTTCCGCAGTATTTGTCATTGGTAGCAAAGATTAGTTCATATCCCCAACCTTTATCTACTTTTCCACTTAGTCTATTAGTAGGCATTAATGTATTCCTTAACTGTCATATATTCTTCTATTTTACAATGTTTATTTAAATTTGTCAAGTCTGCACAAGTATATTTTTGATATTGTCCTTTTAATTTTTCTGGCATAGGAATAGTTTCAATAGTTGCTCCAAACTTATTAGCAATAGTGTCAGCAACACTTTGGAAACTTGTAGTTGTTCCTGTGCCCACATTAAATATTCCGCTAGTATCTTGTGAAAGCATTTTTTCGTGTACTCTACATACATCACTTACACAAATGAAATCTCTAACATAGTTTTCGCTGTTTTCAAAAACTTTTATCACTTTATCTTTTTTGGCTTGGTTAGTAAACTTATGTACAGGACTTGCTTGATCGCCTTTGTGTTCTTCTTTTGGCCCATATACATTAAAGTACCTAAACACTTGAATGTTCATGTTAAACTCTTTATTGTAGATACCTGCTTCGATTAAAAATCTATCAATAAGATACTTGCTCCATGCATAAGGACTTTGGGGCAAACATTTACTATCTTCTTTGTATCCATCTAACCCCGGACCGTATACACTAGCAGAACTTGCTATTTGCATGTTAACACCAAATTTATCACATATTTGAATTAGATTCATTGTGAATTCATAATTTTGTTTAAGCACTTTCTCTACATCTGTTTCTGTTGTAGAACTAATAGCACCTAGGTGTATTACCCAATCAAATTTTTCTGGATTAGGTAAAACATCAGGACCTTTCCAATCAAATCCTTCAACATTATGTCCACAGTCAACTAGATAAAATGCTAGATTTTGACCGATAAATCCAGCGTCTCCTGTCATTAATATATTCATGTAGCAAAGTCCACCATAAAACTTCTTCTAGGCTCTTTAGCAGGATATACTCCATGCCATACGTCCCAGTTCATTAAAATTAATTTGCCTGGTTCAGGCTTAAATGTTCTATGAACATCATCATATATAGTATACATTAAACCGTTTAGTGTTGTCAACTTATCTTCTTCAGGTTGTGTATCGAAATATAAAATTGTAGCAACACTATCTTGATTGTGTCTATGTAGTGTTTGATATCCGAAATCTCTATAATATACACCCCAGATGTTTAATATCTTTCCAAAATTCCAGTTAGGTATAATACTTTGTATTGCTTTATTATAATCTTCTTTTATTTTTGAATCAAATGCATTAGGTATACCTGGTTGTCCAATATCAAACCCTACGGTAGTACTATCTGTATTGTAATTTTCTTTGTTCTTTTCAGACCATTCATTATAAATTTCTTCGTAGTCTTTCCAATTAGGCAAATAGGCTTCAACAATCATTCTTTGATCCTTCCTATAATATCTGTTGTGCTATGACCTTGAATTGTAGGAAATATTTTCACTTCTGCTAATTCATGACCAACTGTTGTTTCTCTAGTATAGTCACCACCTTTTACAATAATATCGGGTCTAATATTTTCTAAAACTTTTTGAGGTGTGTCTTCTGAAAATACAACAACTTCATCTACCCAAGGTAGCATTTCTAATTGACGTTTTCGTGTTATAAAGTCATTTACAGGTCGTCCTTCGCCTTTTAAACGTCTTACACTTTCGTCATCATTAATACCTACAATTAGTTTTTGTCCTAAATTTTTAGCATATTTTAGTAGTTCTAAATGTCCTGGGTGTAGTATATCAAATACACCATTAGTCCATACAACGCCTCTATACAAATCTTCAAAACTTACAGGATGTACTCCTCTTTTTTCAACATTTCTAGCACTTGCATAACAGGCCAATTTACAACTATCTTGTATATTCATATTTTTAATAACATGACCGTATACTAAAACTGCTAAAAAAGTATCACCTGCACCAGTAACATCTGCAACTTCTCTAACATCTTCTTTAAAATGCCAATGATCTTTTTTGTTTATAACATGCACACCGTTTGCACCATCAGTAACAACTAACCATTCCCAGTTAAATTGAACCAAATATTGCTTTGCTTTTGCAACATCAAACTCTCCAAACCAACTGTTATATTCGGACATATTAGGTTTTACTAAAAAACAATCCTTATACATCTGTGGCATTTGTTTCGGATCTACAAACACTTTTACATCTTTTAAACTGTTCATAAGTTCTAGATCAATAACACCTTTATTGTAATCACTTACTACAACTACATCATCATTATTAACATTAAGTGATTTCTTTGTGTCACCTTGATAGTGCGTTTCTCTATCCCAACGTAGAATATGTTGACCACCTTGACCTACAAGTCTAGTTTTTGTTGTTGTTAATTCATTATCAAATGAAACATTGCTAGATAATGTGTTACAGTCTTTTAGTAATTCAATAATTTTATAACCTTCTTTGTCACTACCTACTGCGCCATGTAAACTAACGTCTACGCTTAAATTTGCAAGGTTTAAAGCAAGGTTTCCTGCACCACCTACACTGTATTCTTGTGATTGTTCTTTTAATACAGGTACAGGAGCCTCAGGACTCATTCTATCTGCTGAGCCGAGAATCCAACGATCAAGCATTATATCGCCAATTACTTTAATCATAAACTTTTTACTATTTCTACTATTGTGTCAATCTTGGTTTGATTTACTTTATTTTGAAGGGTGTTACGTAATCCAACATGCAACGGTTTTGGATAATCTTTTGCTTTTGTCCAAGCATAACCGCTGTGTTCTTCGTTTAGTACAGGAATGAATTCTTTATCAACGATTACAACATACGTATGAAAAAAGAATTTTTGATCTTTGGATGTGAATAGTTCTAATGGAATAATTTTTTCAAATTTTGGAGTGTCACCGATTTCTTCTTTGATTTCTCGTTCGAGTGCTTTCCAAGGTGTTTCACCTTCTTCACTCATGCCGCCAACTAGGCCCCATTGGCCTGCTGTTTTATGTTTTGTTCTTTGTAGAAATAGAAATCTTCCGGTGCTTTTTGCAAAAAATAATGCACCACTACAAATTATATCTTTTACAGAACTAGTCTCCATTTATCTGCCTCGTATTCACCTTCAAAACTTTTCAGCCAAGATCCGTTCTCCCACTTGTACTGAATTCCAGTATATGTATTAGTTATGTACACTGTGTCTGGTGATGAAGCAGAATCGGCTCCGTCGTTTGAGCCACTTGCATCTAGTGTTTTTTCCCAACTATTACCATTCCAAGTAATAATATCGTTTTGGTTTGCTTTGAATATTGAACCATCAGCATTTTGCCAAGCATTAGCATTAGCATCAGAACTGTCGCCTTTTACATTTGGATTTATATCATTAAGTATCAAATATCTTGTTCCTGCTGTTATTGTGGTATAATCAGGTGCAAAAGTTGTAGGATCAATAATAGCATCTATAGTTCCTCTAGTGTTTGCACTGTCCACAAGTGCTGTATTTGCAGGTACAGTATCACTATCAATAGACAATACCATTTGTGTATCGTCTGTTGGGTTCAAACTAATTGTAGCAACCACTTCATTGCTGTCATTTTTTGTAAGTCTAATACTGCTTGTTCCAGCAGTAAACTTACCAGGATATTGATCTAGTAATTTAAACCAACTTATTGGATCGCCGGTTGTAGTAAATGTTCCAGTTTTATTTTCGTCTACACCTTCGTGTGCATGTAACAAACGTGCTGTGTTATTTAGAACTAGTAATTTATAATCTCCAGGTGACTTAACAACTGTTGCTGTTGGTATAGTTGCATCAATTAATCCGTCACTGATACTTCCACTTTCATCGAAAATATTCATAATAATTTTTTCAATAACACCAAGTTTTTTAACTTTAGCCGGAGGTGTAATCCATATAGGCATTGTAAATTCCATTTCGCCTATATCAATTTCTGTTTCAGTTCCTTGAGGAATACTTCTAGTTGAATAGTTTACACTTGCTAGTTCAATTAAACTAAGTGAAGTCCAATCAACATAATTGTTTGTTGTTTGTATTTCTAGTGCAGGATTATATAGAACAAGAATTTGTTCCATAATTTGTAATTTTTGATCTGTATTAGTTGACCAAATATCTGCTTTCATTCTTAGTGTAAATGGTACCGGCATTAATCTTTCAACTGTATTACCAACGCCTTGCAAGTCTTTATAAGTTCCTGTTGCATCATCATATTCTCTATGTCTAATATGAACTTTATCAACGTGTGTTGGACTTTGTACACGTTCTCTTGCATACTCTAACCCTGTAACATAACAAGCAATACGAGGCGCACTAATGACCTTGTTTTCTGAATTATCTCTTATAATGTGTGCTACCTGACGTGTTAAGTTTCCGTAACTGGTAGGCACTTTTCTTAAAGTACCGGCACTGTCTTTGTAACTAAAGTTACTAAATGCACGAATGAATTGTGTAACAAATCTTCTAATTTGTCCGTCGTAAAAATGTTCCATTAAGCGTCTGCCTCAGGTTTCAATGCAGTTGACAAAGGCTGTTTCTCTAGTTGAGTGTTGCCTTTTCTATTTGTATATGTTTCTGTATTGTTTGTAAATTCATTAACAACACTATTTTGTACAGTGTTAGTTAAACTCATTCTTGCACCATCTTCAACCTTAATCCAATGATTGCCGTCGTATCTAAACAGTCTATTAGGATAGTAATCTGTTCTTAAATGATATGCACCTTTATCAGGACTGCTAGGATAAGAAGTACCAAATGTGTACGGTGAACCGTTTGCTGGTAAACCATCTCCGCCACCATATGCAATATAATAGTTTCCGCTTGGTGTTTGTAAAGTTGGAGTGTTTGAACCGTCATCGACAATATCAACATCACCTGCTTTATCGGTTGGAACAACAAAATATTGATTTGTATCATATCCTGTTTTTGGTGCATCAGCCTCTGCTTGTGCAATTACTTGTTCGTTAATTTGCATTTCTTTTTCATATGTTGAAAGCACGTCACGTAAGTTCTTGCCTTCTTGACCACTTTCTTTATCAAAAATTTCTTTAAATTCTTGACTGTCTAGTATTGGTTTGCATTTTGCTCTTAGTAAATGTGGATACCAAGTTTGTGAAAAGCCTTCGCTAGGACGACTTATATCTTCAATTACATAAAAACGTTTTAGCGATACTTGAAAATCATTTAGTGCATAGTCATCTGCTAAGTGCGGTAATTCTAATACATCGCCACTCATAAGTTTTCTACCAATTGACTCAACACTTCTGTTTAGATGGAATGTAATAAACACAGTATCGTTTTGTAAAAACATTCCAAACTGTGATAAGTCAAAGTCTAAATCTTGTACATTGTAAATACCACGTAGAGTATAAACATCATCTGAATATTTTCTATCACGGTTTTCTAAAAATAATAAATCCTGTATTTTAGTCTCAGGAATATCGCTTACTCCTTTGGGTTGAGTTGGTGTACCTTTACTTGGCTCAACAGGACCCTCATATTTGTGAACAAATATGTCTGTTCCACCGATCTGAAATGCTTCATATACAGTCTTGTCTATAAAGCGATAATCAGCGGATTTCTCCGGTTTGTATAAACTTAATCTGGGCATAACAAATGTATTTATTGGAATGACGATCGAATAAATAATAGCATGAGCACACAATTAGATACTGCAAAAACAAAACTTTTTAACTACGTCAAGAAGTTGCTAGGCGACGGTATGATCGACGTTGAACTAGATGTTGATCACTACGAAGTAGCACTAGAGAAAGCACTTGGCAAATACAGACAGAGAGCAGAAAATTCTGTAGAAGAATCTTACTCATTTTTAGAATTAAAAGAGGATACTAACGATTACATACTTCCAAATGAAATACAAAGTGTCAAAGAAGTGTTTCGCAGAAGTATTGGATCAAGAAGCGGTGGTGGTCAAGGTGGTACAATATTTGAACCATTCAACCTTGCATACACAAACACCTATCTATTAAGTTCTACGCAAATGGGCGGGTTGGCAACTTATATGGCCTTTGCTGGTTATCAAGAACTTGTAGGTAAAATGTTTGGCTCTTTTATTAACTTTAAATTTGATCCAGTTAATCACAAACTAACAATAATGCAAAGACCTAGAGGCGATGAAGAAGTTATGTTAGCGGTGTACAATCAAAGACCAGACTTTATTTTGCTAAGTGATCCTTATGCAGGACAATGGTTAAAAGATTATACACTTGCAACGTGCAAATACATGATTGGTGAAGCACGTGGCAAATTTGCTACAATTTCAACACCGCAGGGAGGTACTTCATTAAACGGAGACGCACTCAAAGCGGATGCACAATCGGATATTGAAAAGTTAGAACAAGATTTGGCAAATTATGTTGATGGTTCTACTCCATTATCGTTTGTTATTGGATAAAAACACTTGACTTTTTTATTCACCTAGCATATAATAAACTTTTACATGGGATATATAAACTTACTATGATTGTTGGTTTCGTCGGCCTGATTGGCTCTGGAAAAGATACCTGTGCTGACACACTTGTTAGCGAAGGCGGGTTTAAACGTGTTAGTTTTGCGACTACTCTTAAAGATGCTGTATCAGCAGTTTTTGGTTGGGATAGAGAATTCCTTGAAGGTAATACAGAAGAATCAAGACTGTGGCGTGAGCAAGTAGATGAATGGTGGGCAGACAAATTAAACATGCCTAACCTTACTCCGCGTTGGATATTACAA